CATGATTCCGTATACGAGACCGTGATGAATGATGGTAAGAAACGGAAGACCCTGTACGGTGATGTCTGGAGCAAAACCAGAGACGATCTGTGGTTGAGACTAGACAATTGCAGACCGGACACTGATGCCTGCCCGAACGCGCTCAGGAAGATCATTGCGGACTATCTGAAAATCCGAATGTGTGACATAGACATATTCGAATCAGAAGTTCCCACATTGACTGAAGACTTGTTCTTCACTCCTGAGATGTTCTACGTGGCAGACAATGAAGACCGGAGAAAGGCAATCGGCAGTAGGGATGAGATCACCGGGGTGGTACTAGAGGAGTTGGCTTGCTTGACTGATGAAGTCAACGAGGTCGAACCTAGTGTTCACCCTGACGCTACGGGATCAGAGACAACTGCTGACGATTCGCACGCCACTGATGAGACTGTTGAGTGGATGGCACCGATGATCGAAGTAGCCTCAAGTTCTTGGGAATCTAAGACTCTGAGGCTCGCCAACCGTGATGAAATCACTGACAAGGCTAAGATCGATGCCGCCGTCGAAGACCCACTTCGTAAGTTGGTGTACGCATCCAACCCGGGCTTCTACGAGGCATGGTGCCCACTGGACGATAACGAGCGCAGAGGTTACCTCAACAAGAAGGAGACACCCCCGAAAGAAATCAAGAAACGTGTTGGGTTCATGGTGACTGAGAATGATTTCTCACCACGGCTCAACGCCTTCTATGACCTGTGTCTGAAGATCATTCGGGAGAAGGTCCTGACTAAGCGCCAGGCAGGTGGAGATTGGCACCTTGACAAGATTCGCATGGATATGATGCACTTGCGTGACAGACATTTCGCAATATATGAGAATCATCAGATTTCTCAGAACGCGGAAGTCTGCAAGTACACCGCGATGGGTCAGATGCTCGGTAACTACCGTGTGGGTGTGAACGGGCGCGCCACGGTGATATATTTGGAGAACCCAAATGTCGCCGCGAGCTGCGCACGATTGACCACACCACACGTCACCCTGGTGTTTCACGGAGGACTGCTCTGCAGCAATGCTAGCCCG